ATTTAGATATTTTTGATGGTTCCCCGCCCTGCAGCGTGTTTTCTATTGCGGGGGATCGGGAAAAGGCTTGGGGAAAAGAAAAAGCCTTTCGTGAAGGACAGGCCAAACAGTCACTTGATGATCTATTTTTTCATTACCTTGATGTGGTTGAAAGGCTTCGACCAAAAATCTTTGTGGCCGAGAACGTAAAAGGTATGGAGAGCGGAAACGCTAAAGGTTATGTAAAGCTCGTGATTGAACGGGCAAAAGAAATAGGATACGATGTTCAGCTGTTCTTGCTGAATGCTGCCACAATGGGAGTCCCGCAACGTAGAGAGCGGGTCTTTTTTATTGGCCGGAGAAAAGATCTGAACCTGTCCCAATTAAAGCTCTCGTTTAATGAGCGGCCGATACCTTATAAAGAGTTTAGGAGCGGGCGGGGTTCCAGGTTAAAGGTGAATACAAAAACGTACAAGAGGTGGGTAAAGAGAAGTCCGTCAGATAACAATATAGGCGATATCACGAAAAGGATTGAAGGGAAAGAATCTACTTTCAATACGATTTTAGTGAAAAATAGCCTTGTCCCGCCTACTCTCGCGAGTGGTTCGGTCTTTGTCCGATATGATGAGCCCTACTATATCTCTGAACGAGATATCATTTTGATGCAATCTTTCCCACTCGATTACTATTTTATGGACGCATCTATTCAATATGTCTGCGGGATGAGTGTTCCTCCGATCATGATGAAAAAAATATCAGAACAGATTTACAAACAGTGTTTAAAATAATATTCATCATACCCAGTAGGAAATGCTATTATTTCTATATGGGGGTTGATTATTATGAGTAAAATAGAAGAAAAAGTATACTGTAGACATTGTAAGACAAAAACTAATCATCAAGTAGCTAAAAATAAACATGGTCATGAATTAAAGCACTCAATTAGTCAATTAGATCCTGATGAAATAAGTGAATTTCAGTTTCATGAAGAGTATTATATTGTTCAATGTATGGGGTGTGATACTTTTTCTTTTTTGAAAATATATGGCGATGAAGATATGTTTGGATTAACAGGTCCCGATTATTATAAAGACAGAGTGTACTATAGTGAGTATACAATTTATCCGGAAGAGCCAACAAAGGAAAGTCCATTAACGCTGTTATTAAATTTTAATGAAAAATTTGAGTTTGCTCATTTGCCTGAACTCATAGCAGAGATTAGAAATGAAGTACTATATGCATATCGAAATCGTATGAATCTATTATGTAATACCGGTATTAGAATGCTAATTGAATCGATATGTAAAGTAAATGGAATTGATAAAAGACCGAAAATGAAGAAAGGAAACCCAGTATTAGATAGCGATAATAACCCAGTTATGGTAAATCTGAATTTATTTGATAAGATAAATGAACTCAAGGAAAAAAACGTAATCGATGAAAAACAACAAAGAATTCTCTTAGAAATAAAAGATATAGGAAACCAAACAGTACATGAAATATTTAAGCCAAAGACGCGAGATTTGTTAGCGTTTATAGAAACAATAGATGTGATTTTATATAATATTTATGAACTTCCTCATATAAACTTTACCAGTTAATAAGTTCTTTCGAGAGCTTATTTTTTTTGAGAGGGTGCTGGACACACCCTCCCTCAACCAAGGCCATCACCCTGGTAAGAGCGTGATGAAGACGCGGCCGCGTTTCGTGGGAAAATCACGCTCTCATCTCTATTTTATGGGAGGACCAGGCAGATGGCAACAGAAAATACAAACATACGTTCTTGTGGTGATGAAGAAAAAGAGAAACTGCTTCTCCTGCATAGCGCTGAATTGTTAGAGAACATTGGTCAATCAAAAGAAAAATACCGAAAAATTATTCAGGCAGAGATCACCCAATGGGTCAAAGATTTTCAAAGCGGCCATATTAAGGTGAACACTGTTGAAGATTTAAAAAAGCTCATCGAGCTGGATATACAACTTCAGAAAGATGAAGAAATTTAAAAACAAACTCGAACTCAATTCAGGTTGCGGAGGTGGGTGAAATGTAATGGCGAGACCGCGTGATCCAAGACATGACGAAGCGTTCCGTTTATGGAAAGTAAGCAGCGGAACCAAGAAATTAAAAGACATCGTGGATGAATTGGGCGTCTCAAGCAGCACCGTCCGCAAGTGGAAAGCAACAGATAAATGGGAAGATAAATTCAAAAGGAGCGCTCCTAAATCGAATGGGAGCGCTCCTTTTCGTCCCGGCGCTCCGAAAGGTAATAAAAACGCCAAAGGAAACAAGGGTGGAAAGGCACCACTTGGAAACGAAAATGCAAAAGGGAATAGGGGCGGTGCCGCGCCAAAAGGGAATAAAAATTCCGTTCGTACCGCCGAATATGAAACGATCATGTGGGATTTTTAAATGAGGATGAGCGACAGCTGTTCGGAGAAATCGAAACGGATCCGCTCTTTCAAATTGATTTAACGATCAGGGAGTTGAACCTTCGGGAGCGGAGAATGATGCAGCGGATCAGCCGGATAGAAAACGGCCTATCTGAAAAACAGCGCCGCGTGCTGCAACAAATGCGCAAGGTAAAGGATATCGTTCAGACGCCGGATAAAAACGGACTAGTCAAGCCTGTGCCAGTTATGAATGAGCGCCTTGTTGTGACTGAAATTGAAGAAACCGAGATGAGGGCGATTGATGACATCTTGAACATTGATGAGGCGCTCATTCGTGTAACGGATAAGCGGCTGAAAGCCATTCGTCAGAAATACGATATGATCCGCTTAATGGATAAGCATGAATTGAAGCTCCGCGGCATTTATCTTTCATACGAGACGAAACAGGCAGAGCTTGATCGCTTGACTGTCCGCTCTGTGGACAACTCTGTGAATATCACAATTACTCGTAAGGGTGACGGCAAATTCTCGGTCGCCGGCTGTCATCGCGAAAAAGTGGAGGCACAGCGGAGGAAAGAAAAACAATCCTCGTGAAAATCTCATGGCTCTCGATGGAATGGTCATTGGTGTCAATGAAGAATTTACGATCGCGGGGAGCGGTGAAACTTGTATGCATCCGAGAGATAAAAAACTGTCAGCAAAAGAGCGCGTGAATTGTCATTATCGCCTGTGGTTGATTACAAAATTTTAGGGTTATCACCTGAAGAAAAAGAAGAGATTCGAAGAGAAGCCTTATTTTTTGGGGAATAAAGTAGTATACTAACTTTCATATAAATGAGATTAAGGAGATTGAATATGGATCAGTTTATATCAACTATTATATTTATTATTCCAGGTCTAATTTGTTATTATTGGTTACAATTATTTGGGATAACGCCTAACCAAAAACATAATCCATTTGAAATGTTGGGTATTAGTGTTTTATTGTGGATTCCTGTTTCAGCATTAAGTTTAGTTTCGTATAATTTAATTGTGCTCATTCTTAATCAAATTCTGGAATTGATTAATGGTAAGACTCTAGGTATAGCAGAAAAATTTAAAATGACATATATTTGGAATTTAACTTCGTTAAATTCGCATTTAACCAGTTTTGCTTTTATTTTTATATTTTGTATTTTTAGTTTGATTTATAGTTTTTTAGTTGCTCGAGGCTATTCAAAAATTTATTTCAAACTTGTTCTAAATACTGTAAATAGAATAAGGCAAAAGAGGAATCTAAATGATCTTTCTAAATATCAAACTGTATGGGAGGAATTATTTGTTAGTCAAGGGCAAAATGTAGTTGAAATATCTAAAATTGATGGTGGGGAAAAACTTATTGGGGATATCAGAAAAGTATCAAGGCCTCTGGAGCCTGAACGAAATTTTGTATTACAAGATATAGAGTATTTCACTAGACTTGTAGAAAAATATAAATTAAAGGTCGAAAAGGTATATATCGACTTTAAAGCTGGAATTAAAATAGGTATCTTCAAAAAATCAGATATTAGGGATAGTCAAATTATTGATAATCATTCAAATAACCCTATTGAAGATGAACTAAATAAACCTATAGAAGCTAAATAAAACAATTCTAATGAAGAATAATCAGCTGATATAAGTTAATCAGCTGACATGAATTCTATTTAATTCCGTTTTCTTTAGTGATTCTAGATGAAGGGCTTTCAACTGAGAATCTGTCGCGCTTTTCAGTTACTGGTTTAGGAGAATGGGGTGTTTTTGGAATTCTAGAAGGAGTAGAATCAACGGACCCATTTTTCCTGTTTAACTGATCTGGATTTTTTTTTGAATTAGCCATAATTTTTCCACCTCCTATAATAGATTAGAGAAGTGATGTTAAGCCTGTCAACTGCAAAGTGAAAAATGAGTAAGAAAAAGAGAACCTTGAGGTTCTCTTTTTTGTGAAAGGAGGTGAAACAATGCCACGCGAATTACTAAACACAAAAATCACACACGTTTCTTACATAGACAAGGCTGCTAATCAAAAGCAGTTCTTTTTTATGAGGTCAGAAAAACAGCCAGATTTCCAGAAAGAATCAGAGTCCTGACAAAAGCGGAGGATGAAAAAAAGCTTGTATACGAAATTGTATATGAACCAGATACGCCCGAGGCTCACGGGGATTTCATGACAGCTGCCGAAATCGAGAAAGCAGCCCACGGATTCTGAAGGATGCAAGGGAGATTGATAAGCAACATGATTTTCAAGGCGGAGTCGGTGAAGTGGTGGAATTCTATGTCGCGCCGGCGGACTTTGAGGTCAAAGGTGAAACCATAAAAAAGGGATCTTGGGTGCTTGTCACAAAAGCTTCAGATGAGGTCTGGGAACAGATCAAAAAAGGTGATATTACCAGTTATTCAATAGCCGGGACCGCCGGTGATGTAGCCGCCTGTGGCCTTTTTATCTGTTTTCTTTTCTATGGTATGAAAGCCGATTTTTCTGCACCTATTTTTTCAAACACCGATTTATCCTTACCATAGACAAGATTATCCCAGCCCTCTTTTATTGACCCTCCGAAATCTTTGGCTTTATCCCAAACTTTACCTACTCAGGCAAACGCTTCAGAAATGTCATTTGCGACCCCAACAATTGGCTCTCTTACATGTTCATCAAACCAATCAGAAATATTGGTCCAGTATTTGATCACTTTATCTTTTGCCATCCAAAAATGACCGTGAATTTGTATAGCTGCTTTAAAATGAAAGGGGAGGAGCAGCAATGAACTTTTGGGTGTTGGCACTTTACTATAATTGGGCCACAACAGACATGGTGAAACAAGCACTCTATTATAAAGACTGTACCGCAGAAGACTTCAAAGATGGGGTAGATAACAGGCTTGTGTCACCTGAGCAATATAAAGAAATCTTTAATAAAGAATACCCGCCGGAAGCCGTCATATAGGCTTTTTTATTTTGCCTTTTAGGGGGTGATCTATGGGCGCGTGCTTCATCCGTTTGATTAGCCAGATTAAAGAGATATACAAAAACAGAGGAGGATGAACATTGGCTAAACACAATTTTTTGTTTCCGTTGGATGCTGATTCAAGACCAGGTGCGGTGAAACCATTTCGGGAGGGGGATACGGATTTTACAGTTCCTAATATGGATGTCAGCGGCGGTGCAGAGCTGCTTACCAATCTGCCTCTTAAAGCTACAGAGGTTTATAACCAATATGGCCAAGACCGGCTGGGAGATGTACTTATTTCTAAAGTGAGGGGCCATGCTTTTGCAGATAAAGCTGGGTCATTATATGTTGAAGAAAGTGACGACGGGAATTCTTGGTCCACAGTGAAATCTATCGATGTAAAAGAACATGAGTTAGGTGACACAGGATGGGTTTATCTATCCAAAAGGTATTATCGTTTTCGATATGTTAACGGCAACTTGGAACAGTCTGATTTTGCCCTATATCAATCACTTGGATCAGGTGAACAGGATGTCCGGGTTTCAGGAGGATTTGAGGCGCCTTCTTTAGACATTCCAGCTGATGGTCTCCCTGTAAAAGCACTGAAAACTATTACTTCAGAAA